CCAGAAGGTCAACAGCAAGACGTTCCAGCCCTACGACGGGTACGCGGGCAACGTGTACGTCACCGCTGGCCGGGACAACCCGCCGCAGATCATCCAGGCCGATGGCACGCCCGTGGACCCGACCAACACGATGGCCTACCAGGCGCTGACCCGCAAGATGTACGGCGGCTGCCGTGTCAACGTGGCGATCAAGCCTTGGCTGCAGGAGAACAAGCATGGCCGCGGTATCCGGGCCGATTTGGTGGCCGTGCAGTTCGCTGGTGACGACAAGGCGTTCGGCGAAGGCGCGGTGGATGCGTCGGGCATGTTCGGCGCTGTGGCCGGCGCTGCTGCCCCGGCACCGTCGTTCCTGCAGCCCGCTGCGGCGCAGATGCCCCTGCCTCCGTTCATGAGCGCACAGTGAACGACTGGGTGTACGACTGCGAGACGTTCCCCAACGTCTTCACGCTGTCTGTGCAGCACGTCGATGCACCCGTCAAGCTGATGTTCGAGATCAGCGAGTGGCGCAACGAGTCCCGGCAGATTGTCGAGTTTGTGCGCTACCTCGCTGATCGCAACGCCCGCATGGCAGGCTTCAACAACATCGGCTTTGACTACCCCATCCTGCACACCCTGATGCAGATGGGGCAGTCTGACGCGCAGACGCTGTACCGCAAGGCGCAGGCCATCATCGAGCGCCAGGACGATGACGATCGCTGGCTGCACACGGTCAAGCCCAGCGACCGCATCGTGGAGCAGATCGACCTCTACAAGATCCACCACTTCGACAACAAGGACCGCGCCACCAGCCTCAAGGCGCTGGAGTTCAACTTGCGGATGGACACGATTGAAGATCTTCCGTTCAAGGTTGGCACTGTTCTCACTCGGGAGCAGGCCGAGGTTTTGAAGAAGTACAACGAGCACGATGTAGAAGCCACGCGGCTCTTCTACCACCTGACAACGGACATGATCCGGTTCCGCGAAGACCTGTGCGCCAAGTACCCGGGCAAGGACTGGCTGAACTTCAACGACACCAAGATCGGCAAGGAGTACTTCACGCTGCGCCTGGAGCAGGCCGGCGTCTCCTGCTACGACTTCGGCCCCGATGGACGCACACCGCGGCAGACCCCGCGTCCGGTGATCCACCTGAAGGATGCCATCCTGCCGTGGATCACGTTCCAGCAGCCCGAGTTCATCCGGGTGCTGAACTGGCTCAAGGCGCAGACGATCACCGAGACCAAGGGCGTCTTCACGGATCTCACGGCCACGGTCGACGGGTTCACGTTCGTCTTCGGCCTGGGCGGCATCCACGGCTCGCTGGAGAACGTGGTGGTGGAGTCCGACGATGAGCATGTCATCGTGGACTTGGATGTCACCTCGTACTACCCGAACCTGGCGATCACCAACGGGTTCTACCCGGCGCACTTGGGCAAGGAGTTCGTGGCCATCTACAGCAACCTGTTCGAGCAGCGCAAGCAGTACCCCAAGAAGAGCAGCGAGAGCGAGATGCTCAAGCTGGCCCTGAACGGGGTGTACGGCGACAGCAACAACAAGTTCAGCGTGTTCTACGACCCGCTGTTCACCATGAGCATCACGCTCAACGGGCAACTGCTGCTGTGCCTGCTGGCCGAGCGCCTGATGGAGATCGGCGGCCTGTCGCTGGTGCAGATCAACACCGACGGCGTCACGGTGCGCGTGCCGCGTGCCCACATGCAGCGTGTGGATGAGACCTGCGCATGGTGGATGCACATGACCGGGCTGAACCTAGAGCAGGTGCGCTACCGGCGCATGTTCCTGCGCGACGTGAACAACTACATCGGGCAGTACGAGGACGGCACCGTCAAGCGCAAGGGCGCCTACGAGTGGAACACCGGCTGGCACCAGAACGCTGGCGGCCTGGTGATCCCCAAGGTGGCCGAGAAGGTGCTGGTGGACGGCGCACCGATCCGCGAGACGGTGGAGAACTGGCCGCACCTGCACGACTTCATGCTGCGCATCAAGGTGCCGCGTTCAGGGTATCTGCAGTGGGGCGATTATGAAGTGCAGCGAACAACGAGGTACTACGTGGCCAATGGTGGCAAGCCATTGACCAAGTGGCTCCCACCTCTCAAGGGCAAGACCGACTGGCGCAAGTTCGCCGTGGAGAGTGGGTGGAACGTGCAGGTATGCAACAACATCAAGGACGTTGGACTGCCTGTGGACTTTGACTATTACGTACAGGAGATCGAGAAACTATGCCTGGCTTTAGCGTGAACCAAGTGCAACACGGTGGCGATCACTACAAGAAGCAAGTGATCCAACCGTGGGATTACATCGCTGCGAATCAACTCGGCTACTTCGAGGGTAACGTGGTGAAGTATGTCTCGCGGTGGAAGGACAAGGGTGGTGTCGAAGACTTGCGAAAGGCTCGGCACTACATCGACAAGTTGATCGAGTTGAACATCAGCAGCATTGAGCCGCACGGGTACTAACATGCTTGAAAAGAACATCGAAGCGAAGGTGTGCGGTTACGCCCGTGAGCGCGGACTGCTGGCCTACAAGTTCACATCGCCAGCGCACGCCGCGGTGCCTGACCGCCTGTTCGTGCTGCCCAACGGGCGCATGTTCTTCTGCGAGTTCAAGCGCCAGGGCCAGAAGCCCACGCCGCCCCAAGAGCGCGAGCATCACCGGCTGAGGCAGCACAAGGTCAGCGTGTTCGTCATCGACAACGTGGACGCTGGGCTGCGCATGGTGGACGAGATGTTGACGACATGCTGATTGTGCCGATCACATTGAAAGCAGCACAGGAGTTCGTCAAGGTGCATCACCGCCACAACAAGCCCCCTGTCGGGCACAAGTTCAGCATAGGTCTGGAAACAGATTGGGGATTGTTGATCGGTGTGGCGTGTGCTGGTCGTCCGGTGGCGAGGATGTTCGACAACGGGCTGACCCTTGAGGTAAACCGAACCTGCACCTTGGGCGACAAGAACGCCAACTCGATGTTGTATGGCGCGGTGTGGCGGGCGGCCAAGGCGATGGGTTACAGGCGCTGCATCACTTACACGCAGCACGATGAGAGTGGCGCTTCACTCCGAGCAGTCGGGTGGATTCGCGTCAAAGACCTTCCTCCCAACAAAGGGTGGGATTGCCCGTCCAGAGTGCGAAGTGATATTGGCTCAGCGGGCATTGCTAGAACACTGTGGGAAATCCGATGCTGACGCCCAACCTGCTCCACGACTACCAGAAGAAGGCAGTCAACTTCCAATGTACGCAGCCTAATAGCATGCTATGGGTCAGCATGGGCTTGGGAAAGACCGTCATCACGCTCACCACCATCGCGCACCTGATCAAGACGCGGTTCCTGCGGGGCGTGATCATCATCGCCCCCATCCGCGTGATCCGTCTGGTGTGGCGCCAAGAGGCTGCGAAGTGGGAGCACACCAAGCACCTGCGCTTCAGCATGGTCACAGGCACCCGGGACCAGCGCACACGGGCGCTGATGCGCGAGGCTGATGTCTACCTGATGAACTACGACAACCTCAAGTGGCTTGGTGAGACGCTGCACACCTACTACGTCAGCAAGGACAAGCCGCTGCCGTTCAACGGTGTGGTGTGGGACGAGATCAGCAAGATGAAGAACAGCGCCACGGACCGCGTGCGAGCGGTCAAGCGCATCTTGGACAAGTTCGACTGGACGACTGGCCTCACCGGTACCCCGGCGTCCAACGGCTACAAGGATCTGCACGGGCAGTACCTGGTGGTGGACAAGGGGCAGCGCCTGGGCACCAGCAAGACCGCGTTCAAGACCCGGTTCTACAAGAAGGCCGGCCCCTACAAGGAGGTGCCCTACGACGACACCGAGACGGTCATCAAGACCCTCATCGGCGACATCACGCTGGAGATGAGCGCCGAGGACTACAACCCGCTGCCAGACCTCATCGTCAACAACATCGAGGTGGAGATGCCGCCCGAGTTGCGGGCCAAGTATGACCAGATGGAGCGCGACTTCTTCACCGTGCTCGACAGCGGCAAGGAGATCGAGGTGTTCAACTCGGCCGCGCTGACCAACAAGTGCCTGCAGTTCAGCAACGGCGCGGTGTACCCCATCGCCGGCATGCCGCTGTGGGAGCCGGTGCATGAGTTGAAGCTCGACGCACTCGACGAGATCCTTGACGAGGCGCAGGGCTCGCCTGTGCTGTGCGCCTACGCTTATCGGTCAGACGCAGAGCGGATCATGGAGCGGTTCAAGGCGCTGCGGCCCATCAACCTGACCGAGTGCAAGAGTGAGCGCGAGTTGAACAACGCGATGGAGCGGTGGAAGAGCGGTGACTGCCCTCTGATGATCGGCCACCCGGCCAGCATGGGCCACGGCATCGACGGGCTGCAGCACAAGGGCCGCACGCTGGTGTGGTTCGGGCTGAACTGGAGCCTTGACCTGTACGACCAGTTCAACGCCCGGGTGCGCCGGCAGGGTCAGGGTGCTCCGGTGGTGTGCCACCGCATCCTGTGCCAGGACACCCTCGACCAGGCGCAGGCTCTGGCGCTGGACGAGAAGGCGACTACGCAGGCCGGTCTGCGCAGCGCCGTGAAGGAATACCGGAAGCAAAAAGGAGTGTGACATGGAAGGCTACCGACTGATCGAACTGGACGTGATCCGCTGGGCCGAGGCCCGCAAGATCATCCCCAACAGCACCCCGATGGCGCAGGCCATCAAGACGCTGGAGGAGGTGACCGAGTTGATCTCTGCGCTGCACCGCAACAACCGCGAGGAGGCACTCGACGCCTATGGGGACGTGCTGGTGACGCTGATCATCGGTGCCGATCTGGCGGGCTTCGACCTTGTGGACGCGCTGGCCAAGGCGTACCATGAGATCAAGGATCGCAAGGGCACTTTGCGAGGCGATGGTGTCTTCGTCAAAGAGGCAGCATGACCGTCAAGATCACCAGTGACAAAGCCGCAGCGGTGGATCAAGACTACTTCTGGCGCCCGCTGCACACCTGCCCGCTGTCGGCCAAGGTGCAACTGCTGACGCAGGGCGGCGTTGCCGTTTACGGACAGTACCAGCCCGGTGTTGGTGGCTATCTCGGCTGGGCACCGCTGCCCAAGAAACCGGGATGGATGGAAGGGAGTCAGCCTCATGGCTACTGACCTGAGAACCGCCGCTCAGCAGGCGCTGGAGGCAATGGAAGCTATGCAGTCATACGCCGCAGCCGAGCGCAAAGGGCTACTCATTTGCGACGAATCCATCATCGCCCTCCGCGCCGCGCTGGAGCAGCCGGAGCAGGAGGCTCACTGGCTTACCAAAAAGTTGATGGCCGACTACCTCGACATGATTGCAGAGGCTATTTCAGAAAACAGCACCGAAATGCTGCGGCACAAGGCGCATTGGATGCGGAGGGGTCAGGTATGACTGACTTACGCGAAGCCGCCCAGCAGGCGCTGGAGGCACATGCAAATCGGTATCAAGTTGTGCGAGACGGTTATTGGTGGCGCGTGAAGATTGGCGACGGCACTCAGACTGTCGGTCAACACCACACGGAAACTGGCGCGTTGCGTCTTGCATCAGAACTGCATAGAGCATTTCACGACGGAGGCTTTGTGGTTCAAGAAGCCCTCCGCGCCGCGCTGGAGCAGCCGGAGCAGGAGCCGCCGGCGCTTTTCACCAAGTACGGGCCACCAACCATGCGCGACCGCGACTTCTGGAGTGCCGGTTATGCCGCTGCTACAGCCCGCGCCGTCGAGGCCGCGCTGAAGGAGAGAAACGCATGAACCCCAGCTTCGCGAACATCCGCGGCGTGCTGGAGTGCTGCGGGCCGCTGACCATGCGCGAGGTCGCGGAGTTCTTCCCTGGCACCGACTACCGCCGCGTGTCCTGCTTCCTGACCGCCATGCGCCTGACCGTCGTCCACAAGCAGGTCTACATCCAATCGTGGACGATGGAGGGCATCGGACGTCCCTACCCGCGGGCAATCTACGCGTTGGGTAACAAGCCCGACGCACGCAAGCCCCCGCCGATGAACAACGCCGAGCGCCAGCGCCGCGCACGCGCCAGGCTCAAGCCGCCCGTGGCTGTGCCCAACAGCGTGTGGCAACTGGGAGCCCTATGAAATGTCCCACTTGCGCGGCATGGACGGAAGTTCTACAAACCAGGCAGCGAGAAGGCTACACCTATCGGAGGTACGAATGCGCGAACCATCATCGATTCAGCACTCAAGAGTCCCCAATGGTTGCGATCAACAAGGACGACATCCTCAAGCGGCTGAGTGCTGCACAGAACTCGGCTGCGAAGAGCCCAACTTTTACGGGCCCGAATACTGGAAGGAAGAGGCCGCGGGTCTGATCTTGTTCGCCGCGGCTCTTGTGGCCATCATGGGCACGCTGGCCCTGTTCTTCGCAGGCTAGTACGACCAGATCGACGGCGTGGAGCGTAGGTCCAGATGGATGAATCGCGCCGCGCCCTTCTGCTGCACACCGATGCCGGTGAAGCCGAAGTGGAACGCCAGGCGCAGCAATTCATGGGCGTCAGCGCCCTGCACGCCGACGTCGCAGGCCAGGCCCGTGGAGTGCATCCCCGGCTCGGCCTTGGCCTTCTCGATCGGGTGGTCAGGGCAGCGGTAGCCCGAGGTGATGATGATCGGGTTCTTGTAGATGTCGCGCAGGGCTTGCAAGCGCTCCATGAACGCCGGCTTCATGTCTTCCTTGCCGCAGTGGCGGCAGCGGAACTCGGCAGCCGTGAAGCTGGGGTAATCCGACCACTTCACGGTTGACTGCGCTTGTCGTAGACCGACCAGCCCACACCGGCCAACGCAGCGCCGCCGCCGATGATGGCGTCCATGACGTCGCTGCCGATGCCGTACTTGACAGCAAAGCCGCCGGCCAGCGCGGTCAGGAGGTGGCGCACCAGCGCTTGAATGATCATCGCGTTCATGTCAGTCCTTTCAGGGTTTGTCTGCCTTGGCGTCGAGCTTGGCGAAGATCTGGCGGCAGATGTCCTTGATCTCGCCGATGTCGCGGTGGTAGTCATCCTTGGCGACATAGTGCAGCGGCATCTGCCGCACGTCCTTGTCCAGCACTCGCAGCGTCTGGTAGATGTTGTTGAGCACCCACCCACCGAGAAACCCGGCGATGGAGACGGCGACGTTGAAGAGGTATTGCGTGTCCATCACTGTGCGAGGGCGTTGTAGTTTGCCGGTTCCGCTCGGGGCGCGATCTCGACCCCAGCACCCATTGTTGCTGCGCGACCAAACTGTGGCAACAGTTTGTTAGTTGCCGCACGATCAGCCTGCAGACGGATGGCCTTGGAAATTGAGTCGGCGGCTATTGCAGGGTTAGTGAGTTCGCGTGCAATCTCCAGCGCGATCTTGTCGTCCATCCGCAACGCCAATCGCTTGTAGACGTTGTTGAAGATCGTGATGGGCACCAGCAGGAAGTTGGGCAGCGGAAGGCCCAACTCCTTACCCGTCTCTGTGCCCAACCCCTTGACCTTGACTTCAGACTGCGCGCCGGCTTGGACAAGGCGTTGGAACTCGGCCTCTCGCAACAGGTCTTCCTTGACAGCGCCGACGTGCGTCTTTTGCTGAGGCGTCAAGCCTTGCGTAAGTTCGTCGATGCGCTTTTGCACTACCATCGCGTTTGCGCCAGGCGGCAGCGGAGGCGCAAGTTTGTTGCCGCTGGCTTCAGCAAGTTCTTGGATCTTGGCCAGTCGAGCAGCGTCCTTGGCAACAACATC